CGATTTTTTACTCGTATTTTGAGATTATGGGTAAATTATGGGGTTTCTTACTCGTAGTTGCAGACTCATTCCGCTCTAGTTTTTCCAGCAATTCCGCTGCTTCGAAAGTATTTGACACCCCAATCCGTTTAAGTTTTTTGCTTATTTTTTGCCATCTCTCTAGGTGTCTTGCTCGGTGCGATAAGTCTTCCGATTCCGCCAGCTCATTGTGAGCCCCTACTTCGTGTAAAATTCTCATAATATATTCTCTTTTCGAGCTCAAAAAACTTGTGGGTTCAGTCATTTTTTACCTCATTGTTGTGGAAATATAAATTGTGGACTTAAGGTTGATCTTTTAGGTTTTCTAAATTGCAGCATCTCAAATTTTTTAATAATTACTATGCCATCATATACTAAATTATGTTTTTCTAGCATGGCAACAATAAACTCATCTTCATCTAGTTCATTATCAAAGAAGTATCTATTTATACTAAAAGTTTCATCGATCACATTTTCCCTTAATGGATCTTTAAAGAACTCTGGATTTCTTTCTTTTATTTCTTCATACTTCATTCTTTACCTCCTTCTTTATCTTTTTATACTTTGCTTTGTACTTTTTTAGAGTTTCCGGCCTACCCCAGTTATCCATATTGAAAGGGCATGTATCACAACTCTCAATCCCGGGACACTTAATAATCGCACAATTTGAATCATTTCCGGGTGCAATATCTCTAAAGTACTTGATCCTTCCGGTAGATTTATCAAAACATATACTGCAATTATATTGCGGTAGAAAATGCGATCTATTCATCCTTTACCTCTCTATTTGGTCTAATTGCTTTTGCCTGAGCCCTTTTTTCATCATCCACCATCTCCCATAAGTTATCATATAAAAAGATCATATCCTCAATTCTCTTTCGCTCTTCAAAAGCCTTTTCGTAATCAGCCCTGATTAGTTCCTGCTCAAACATTTCAGCTATACGGTCTGATTGCCGAGTAAACGCATCTATTAGCAGCTGAAGGCCGCTTATGTGTGTAATTTCATTTACTTTTAAATACACTTTTTACCCCTGGATCTTGTCCCACCAATTATATATAAATTCAGCCTTCATGATTTCTCCTGTAAATAGCCATACAATCGACATAATTGGATACATGGCAATATACACGGCAATAAACAAAAATATGCTCAGCCTCCATAGAAACTTTTTTAGTTGCCTCACTTTTTACCTCTCAATCACGATATTAATTGTGTACTCAATTTGCTCCTTTATCTTATCAATATTTCCAGTTGCAAGGGCATCATTTAATTTTTCAATTGACTCTATTCTTTTTACTCGTAGGGTGTCCATTTTTTCTTCTAAATCTTTTTTATTTTCTGTTGATATTTTACACTGATATTTTAACTGCTTTATTACCAGTAAGTACTTTTCGGCCTCTTCCTGGTAAACACTTATTAACTCTGCTCTCTTTTCTTCTATCTCCTTGTCTTTTCTCTGTATCATCTCTCGAACTTCCACCCAGAATTCATTATACTTTTTTATTTTCTTTTTTAATCTATTTTTCTTTTTATTACTCATTTTCTCCCCCAGGCATACTTAGAGATACGCCAAATTCAGCCAAACGTGTTTCAAACTCCACTGTTATACTGAGTAAATCTTTAATGATCCATAGCCCCTTTTGGATAGAGAATATAGAATCCTTAACCTTATCATTTACATCTAATTCTTTTCTAAATCTGATTTCATACTCTTTTTTCTTCTTTTCTTTTTCCTTTTTCCTGCAATCCAAGCAAATAACCGGATATAGCGGCTTGCCTAATCTCAATGTAGATCTATTGCAAACAGAGCAGTCTCTTAATATCCCTAGTTGGGCCAGAACTTCGTCCCGATCCCTCTCAGCTGAACGTATACTCATCTTTTATTCTCCATCATGTAAAACATCTCCACATCTTTCTGAGAAAGAGCAGTTGAACCCCACCCGCTTGGAAGTCTTACTTCGACAACATATTCATCCCCGTAGACCATCCAGACACCCTCTACGGTGAAAACTTGCTTTGTAATCATGTTTTCTATCCTATCCCCTGCTTTGAATGGGCACAGTTCTTTTGCTAATTTAGCGCCCAGCTCTTCTAATTCCTTGTATTTTTCTAAATACTCATCTTTTAAGCTCATCTTTTATCCTCCCGCAGAACAGTGTTCATGCCCTGTTCATGCCCTGTTCGTCGTCGTAAATGGACTTGGTTTTTCTTTTCTTTTTCTTATAATAATCGTGTGCAATCACATAAAGCATTGCGGAAAAAGAGACCCCGTTTTGTTTTGCGTCTTCCTCTATTTGCTTAATTAGCGGAATAGGCATGCTTGATTTAACTTGCTTCATAGCCATTTAAAACCTCCTTAATAGCTTTCTATATTATAGCCTATATTTAAACTAAATGCAACCCATAGTTTTATTATTACTTTACAAACTTTTACTTGACAATGGACTAGATATAGGCTATAATATAAGTAGAGGTTAGCGATTTTGCTTATCTATTTTGAGAGGTTTTTATGTGTGATATAAGTAATTTTGACAAACTGGCAAGTCTTAACTTAAACGGACTTACTGAGAAAAAGAAAAACTTAACTTATCTTTCTTGGGCTCATGCCTGGAAGGAGTTTTCAAAGATTTACCCCAACGCAACATATACAGTTAAAAAAGATGACAATGGATTGCCTTATTTTGGCACTGAAGAGATGGGCTATATGGTATTCGTTGAGGTTACAGCTGATAGCCTAACTCATGAAATGTGGCTCCCTGTTATGAATGGAGCAAATAAAGCAATGAAAAATGATGCTTACGCTTACACTACACAGTACGGAGACAAAACAGTTGAAGCAATTAGTATGTTTGATATAAATAAAACCATCATGAGATGCCTAGTAAAAGCATTGGCAATGTTTGGCTTAGGTCTTTATATTTATGCTGGTGAGGATCTGCCAGAAAATATTGAAGAGAAAAAGGAAAATGATAATAAAAAAGAAGAAGTTGAGACAGAAGAAAAAGAAAATCTTATCGCAATGATCAGAAAAACAGCTTCTGATAATAATATTGAGGTGAAGGGAATTGAGAAAGGAATGAAAGTGAGGCTTAAATTGATGGGTCTTGAAAAACTAGAAGAAACATTTGAGAAACTTGAAAGAAAAATAAAAAGAAATGAGAAGATTAAAAAAGAAGAGTTTGAAAAGCAAAAAGAAAGAACTGCTCATAAAGAAGCAAAAGAGATGTTAGCAGATGATGCCGGATTTATGAACTGGCTATCTGAAGAGAGCTTAAGGGGGAGTGATGAAGAGGCAAAAGAAAGAACTAAGACATTAAAAGATTTACTGGAAATGAGAGGGATTGATAATCCAATAAAAGCAAAAAACCTATCTCTAAAAGACAGGGAGATAGTTTATAATTTATATCAGCAAAGTTTTAAAAAAGATTAGATAATAAGATCTGAGCATATCTTTAAACTGCTTTTTTATTTATTTTGGAGGAATTATGAAAGAAGGCAAATTTTACGAAAGCGAGTATTTAAGAAAGGCCATACATGTATTACGTATAGCCGAAACCGTGAACTTTGGCAAGGTTGTTGTTTTTGAAAGCACGCATGGCATGATAGAGCATGATACTTGCGAATATATGGATAATATTGACTGGTACGAAATAGAGAGAAAAGACTTTATTGAGTATGAGGATGATTAATTATGAGTAATAATAAGTATGGTGCAAAAAAAGTTAACAATTCTGATTCATTAATGGAAGAGGGTTTTTTTAATGAATTTAAAACAATGCAGGCTGCAAAAAAAATAACAGGACTTAAGCAGCTTGATAAAAAAGATGATTTTTATGTTTTAATTGATCAAATAATTTTAAGCAAAAATGAACATAACGGGCGAAAAGTATCAAGAGTGAAGTATACGCCGGATTTTGAGTTTACCATGCTTGAAGATGCAAAATTAGGGACTGAGATTAAAAAAAACAAGTTAGTTGGAATATATTTGAGAGAAGGTGAGAAAGTTATTGTTGAGACAAAAGGATCTGGACCTAAGCAAGCAAGGGATTACCCAGTTAAAAGAGCGCTGTTTATATCTAAAATATTAAAGCCTGGGCAATGTTTTGTTGAAATTACAGTTAAGGGTCAAGTTAGGGACATAATCATTTATAGAAAGAGAAAGTGAGCCACCCCGAAAGTGGAGCGACTCGATGATTGATCAGAACAATCCATAATATCAAACATATAAAAATAAGTCAAATAAATGATAAAAAGATGCAATAAAGCTTGACAAATGCCATAAAGTATTGTATAATATATATAGAGGGTCGGGGTTGACTCTTTGTTTTTGGACTTTTTTAGGAGGGACTTATGAATGGATCAGAAAAGCAAATAAAATGGGCAAATGAAATCTTAGCAAAGTACAGTAAAATAACTGGTGAGACGCTAACTTGCAGTGAGGCGGTCATCATTATAAAATTTGGTGGGGGATTGAATAATATAAATTACAAGGGGTTGAAAAATGCCTTGCGTGCATATGAGTACATGAGTGATGACAAAACGGATCTTGACAATATGGAGGAAGATGTCAAGAAAGGTTTAATAACATTTGCCCAGGGTCAAATTGTTGCGTCTGGCGCGCTTAATCGCTACGTAGAATCAAACAAGAGATGGTAGGGGATTAATGCATTGCAAGGGATTTCTTCAGGGAGTTGCAAATAACACCTGTAGCGAAGAGCTTGTATTCAAAAAAATGGTTAAATATTTAATCTATCAGAGGAGGAAGAGTGAAAAAGAAAATAGTAAAAGAATACGAAAGTCACATAATTGATGGGGTGGAGGTGATGACCATGCCCCAATTAAGCAAGGCAACCAAGATGTCAGTGAGCGCGCTGGCATCTAGATTATATAGAGGGGATTTCGAGAAGTTCCCCCTTGACACAAAATTAGTATTAATTGTGGTGGACAATAAGGTGAAGTCTTTATTTAAATGAGGGTTAAAATGTTTAAAGTAGAAGAAATAAAAGAATTTGCAACAGAAGAGTATAATGTGTATTTAGACAGCTACTACAATAGACCGGAGCATAATCTTGATTATGCACTCATAGCTGGTAAGTGGTATAGACACAATGAATTAGAGGTCATTGTAGGTGGGGATCGCTTTGGGTTACTCGCAATCAAGCAGAAGCATTTAGACAGATTTGAGCTAGAGTCAGGAACAGATAATTTTTATTCAATACCGCAGGATTAGGGATATAAAATGCAATACATATTAAAACTAAAAAGAGGCTGCTTTTTGGGCAACAGCATAATAAATGTCCAGGAAAGTGAAGCAAAAATATTTGAATCTTATAGTGAGGCTGAAACTGCTTTGGAGAAAATTAGGGAAGAGCAGTTATTTGAATATGCAGAAATAATTAAATATGTCAAAAAAGTAGTGTTCCAGTGTTGAGTCCTGGAATGTTAATTGTTTTATAAAAATCAATAAATTCTTGAAAAACCACATAAAAACATATATTATTAAAAAGATGATGATTGAGGAATGAACAATGAGTGTAATAGCTTACATATACGGTCAAAGTGATTTACCAGAAAAAACAAAACAATTGGAATTATTTATAAATATTAAAAGAAATATAATTTTAATTGATATGGGTGGAAGAATTAATCTAAAAGAATTAAGTAAAGATGAACTTGACATTGTAGATCTTAGTCTAAAAAAGGTTAAAAGATGATTACAATATTTTTAGTAATGAAAAATAATCTAAAAATTCCAGGTACAAATAAAAAAAGTTTTCTTAGATTAGTTAGAGAGTTTGAATATTCACCTGAATTTGTGGAATTTAAAGAGCAAAAAAATGGAAAGTCTTATAAAATAAAAACAGAAAATATAAAATATTTAGGTACAAGGGGATTTAAAAAGATTGATATAATTGATAATACCCCTGGAAATCCTTTTAACAAGTTTCATGAGGAGCTTGAAAAGGAGCATATTGATAGTGATTTAAAAAAAAAGGAGAAAGTATGAGCAGTTTTACAGACAAATTAGCACAGGAAATTTTAACAAAAAAGCAGCAGGAAGAAAAAAGATTAAAAATTAAGGATGCAGAAGCATTAATTGTAAAAATGCAGGCAGAGGAACTTAAGCTACAAAAAGAAAACACAGACTTGACAGCAAGCAATAGAATTGGAAAACTTGAACTACAAAAAAGATTAAGCTCTGTTTTGGGAATGCATGGGTTAACTGCTGGGTGGACCGGACATGATGTAGTTATTTATCAAAATGCAAAAGTTTTAGATATATTTACTATGAATAATGGAATTTGGGTTAATGCAAAATGTGATAAAGTAGCTTTCCAGAATGAACAGACACATCTTTTTTATGCTCAAAGAGTTCCAAACATTTATGCTGCTTTAAAAAAGTAATCATTTTTTTTTAGATTTTTTATTTTTTTTATTTTTTATTCTGCTAATTTTTATTCTATTTTTCTTAAACTCTTTTTTTAATTCTGCTCTTATTTCTGCTCTTATTTTTTGCTTAAACTCTTCTAAATCGGTTTCACTTCTCTCATTAAAGCTTTCTAAAACTAAAACTTTTCCAGATAATTTATTTTCTTTTTCTACAATAATCTTAAAATCATCTTTAAGTTCTGCAATGTTTTTGCTTATCTCTACATAGTTTGCTTTATTGATTACTTGCCAGCCCTCAATTTTAACACCAAAATCAACACTTGCCATATAAAACTTTAATATACCTGTTAAAAACATAACTAAAACAGGAACTAAGGCCATATACTTTTTTAGTCTTTTAGATTTTCTTTCTGCTTCTCGCTCATCTTCTCTTTTTCTAAACTCTTCTTTAATTTTCTCTTCTCTGGCTTCATATTCATCTCTAAGCTCATTTTTTACCTTCTCTTTAATGAAGCTCTCAATTTTATTAAACTGGTCTTTAGCCCTCTTTTTGGAATCCTCATCTTGCATAAATAATGCATCATTTTCTGTCACAATTCCATCATCATCTTTTTTATTATTGTTCATATAATCACCTCAAAAAAAACTTACATAAATAAAATACTATAAATACTATAATAAATCAAGAATTTGCTTGCATAAAAGAATCACGTAACTATATTATTAATAAGGACTTTTTAAAAGGAATGCTATGAAAACTTTATTTATTTATCTATTTTTATCTTTTTTATTTATTTTTGGATGTGCTGATGATAATGCAACAACAAACAATCCAGAACCAAATTTAATTAAAAGCTGCACTTACGAGCAAGTATATAATTCAGTTTTAGAAATTTGTGTTATTGATAACTGCATTGATGAAAACTGCTTTGAGGGGTGTAAAATTGTTGAAAATGATTTTATTAAATTTATGGACTGCAAAAAAGGCACTGCTGAAATAATTTTAATTGAAGGTGAAAGCCCAGAAGAAAGAGCAATTTTAGAGTGTGAAGAAAATCAGGCATATAATTCAGTTTTAGAATTGTGTTCTTTTAACCCTAATTGTGAAGATGATAAGAATGAAGACTGGTATGGTGGATGTTTTGAGCATTGCACAATTGTAGATCATAATTTTGATGATTTAATTAGTTTGACTTGCCAAAAATATTAATTACCAAGCTGATAAAGTCCATGCATAAGTTATTGCTTTAACTGTTCCCTGAGCAGTACTAAAAGAACCGCCACCATTTAAGGTCAACTGAACAATAGTTACATCAGAAGCTATATTAGTTGCTGCATTTGCATCAAAAAATGTTGTAGTTTCAGTATCAACAGCTATCGCAACATTTGTTCCAATAGCGGCAGTTGCTCCAGTAGCATAAGCTGCGTCATAATCATCACCAGTAGCCAAAGCAGCCGAATTTATCAACTGTGTCCCTACGATAGCACTTCCTGCTGGCACATTAACCAATATATCAACCGATGCATCAGTTGTGATATCTGCTTCCGCTGCGTAGGCAATCAGAGAGCATCCGCCATTTGTGGTTGCAGAAGCTGTTGCCAATAATGCGGTTATTGCATCACTTCCAAGGCTTTCTAAAACACCACTTGCATTTAATCCCACTAACTCACCAGCTGCAACAGCAATTGTTGTTAAAATGCCACTGCCATTAAGCGTAATTATGTCACCTGCCGCAACAGTTACGGTTTCTAGATTACCAGTTGCATTCTTTTTTAAAAGCGTATTTGCTGGAATTAAAGGCCATTCTTTAATATCATTTTTAATCCAATTCGTTTCCATGAAAACTCCCTATAAAAAAATAAAAAAATTAAACTCTATTTATACCCATCATTAATCTGTGTAATAAATCTTCTTTCTGCATATCTGTTAATAATCGATTTATTACAATAAGGTTTTGCAAATTACCCGAAAATGCACCCCCTGTTTTAATTGTTTTGTAAACCGTATCATTAGTATAAAAATTAACTTCATTATCAGCCAAAACACAAACTGTAAAGCTTCCGGTTAAGGCTGGTAAATCTCCAAAATAATCATCAACTCCATCAAATAAATATCCATGCCTGGCCGTTAACTTTGTTGGAAAAGTACTTGACGTTGAGCCATCCCCTAAAGTTGCATTATTAAAATTCCCGGACGTATCCATTGTTTTATTATCTGTAGTTATTTCAGCAGTGCCCATTTGCAGGTATATTTCAGCATCATCTAAATAGTTAAAAATAGTGCCATTATAATAATCAAGAATTTCCTGCTCTGTTAAAGCTGTCTTAAATAATCTTGGTTTTTTTACAGAACCTGTTAAGTTTGAATCCTGAGAGCCACTATTCAACTGGCTGCCAATTGTTAAATTAACCATAGATTGATATAAAGAGGTAATCCCGTCATCAATTGTTTTTGTGGGAGAAGGATCTTTAACCCCATCAATAAACAACTCTAAGCTGCTGCCATCCCATGTAAAGCCAATTAAATGATCCGCGGCATCAAATGCGGTTATAGATGATATATAGCTCTTAACGTGTCCAGCTCCATAACTTCCATCATCAGACAAGACAACATTTAATTTACCTCCACTATTTTTCATAGTCCAGCCTCTTTCAGCTGCTCCATAATCATAGTGTGCAAAAACAGCCGGAGTTCCAGTATTAGCAGCATTTATTTCAATCAGTGCAGTTAACTTATTTGCGATAACCTCATTGAAAAACTGATACTCAATATTATCACTTCCATCGAGAACAGCTCCATTATCAATAATCGGATCCCCGCCTATCTCTCCACCATTTGCGATAACTTCAGTGTTGCTCACAAGTAGGTCAATAAAGCGCAAACCTCTTTCACGTTCTGCATATTGCCCATATTTTAGTATTCCATAGCTGCTAGAGGCCATTTTCACCCTCTCTAATAGCATCTCTATACTCTTTAAAAGTTCCAGTTGTTAAAACTATTGCTTTTATTAAATAATCAATAAAATCTTCCTGCATATCTGAATAAACTAATTGAGCAGCTCTTATTAATTTATTGCTATTATTTACTGAGTTATCACTTAAAACCAAGTCACTGCAAAAAGTCTCAATCTCTTTCATTTTATCAGTTTCGCTATTTATTGCAACATGATAAGACCCCTGTGTTATAAAAAAAGGCCTTAATTGATGCTTTAATGTAGTCTTGTTTGCACCAGATGCAAATAGATCTACTAAGTTAGTATATTGCAATAAAGTAAAAACTCCATCAAAAACATTCTTTTTTTCTTTTTTCTTATGATTTTTAAATCCCATTTTTAACCTCTTTTATTTAACCCATTCTATTCTTGAACCACTCATATCTAGCTCATGATGAAAATCAAATTGCAGCAATACAGGACTCTGTGCTCCAGTAGTTCCGACCCACTCACCAGATCCCGGATCATCTCTATATAGCCTGCACATTAGCATGCTGCTTATTTTTTTTCCAGTTCCGTCTAAGCCGGCAATGGCAGCGCCAACCTCATGATAATCACTTGTTCCTGTGCAGGCATCTGACATATCCAAAGTTGTGCTTGTATCAAATATTCCATTATTGATATTGCACCAGCTCACATCAAGCTTCCAGCCAACAATTTTTCCACTTTCTGCAACACCTCTGTCTCTAGGTGTCCAGTGAACATGTGCTCGAATATCCGTCCCCTCTTTGTAGCTATGCGGAAGTTGGCAGCTGAAAAATATTTCATCATTATTTGCAAATTGCATTGCCTGATAAGCAACACTATCGATAGTCCATGTACCCCAAGTTGGATCGCTTGATCCGGCAAATCGGAATAAGCCGGTACTAATCAATAAATCAGTCCAAACAGTTCCAGGTGCACCAGGTGTACCGACTTCGTCCATAAGGGGCTTGCTTAAAAAATGCACCATTAGTTTTCCCCCATAAAAGTTAAAAACAGGGTATTTGCAGTCATAGATGTGGTGTTTGTATCGCTTTTTGCCATTACCTTTAAGACATCCCCAGTAACCAAAGATACAATTCTTGTTATCGCTATGCCATCAATTTTAGATGCAGCCGTGAATGTATGGGGTGTTTGACTGGTTGTATCGATTACAGAGTTTTTTTCTAAAGCATATGTGATTTCACAAGCCTTGTCAACCTGTAAGTCAGACACACCGGAAAATAAAAACTTAGCTCCAATTCCGGTATATGTTACTGTTCCATCTGCTGCCACAGTAAAGTTTTTACTGCATCCATTGCCGAAAGTCCCGGCAACCTGATAGTAATCCCCGGCAGTTGTTAGTGTTGTTGCAGCTGGGGTTGAAACCCGCATACAGCTTTTATCTACATCTCTTCGCTTATTGCTTAAAAAACTAACCATATTAATTACCTTTATAATACCAGACATCAGCCGCATTTGAGGTATCCGAATAAACCAATTTTATCATCAGCCTGCTTATTCTTATATTAGAGTCTAAGAACACTAAATCGGAGTTATCAACCTGGCTGGCTACTCCCGTTATTTCTGTTGTCAAATCAGTCCATCCAGTATCTGCAGAAGCATCCGCAGAATCGTTGTTACAGCCAAAAATAGTTAAAGTTACACCACCTGAATTAGTCCATTCAAGAGAGCCGTTTTTATAGTTCTCGTGGTCAATTATAGTTCTTTCTGTAGTTGCTGCATGATTGGATTCATCTATAATTTGATCATTTACATTATGTGTTGTAATTGGGTCAATTTCTTCAACTCTCAAGCTGCTTGTTGCAGTTGTTGTGACTATTGATAAATCACCAGATCCAGGACCACCAAATCCAAACTCATGAATCCCTTTTATTTCAAATTGAACCTTTTTTCCTGAAACACCTTTTGTAATTACATAATCTTCTCTTTTTAATAATCTCCAAGCTCCTGCTTTTAAGATATCATCTCCAAGAATTTGTAATTTATCTCCAGAAATAGGAACTAATCCAGACCCATTTTTAATAGTTAAGACATTTGTAGCAATAGAATCTATTATAACAGTTCCCCTTCTTACATCTAGTCCAGTCAAAACGGGGATAACTTCTTTTACTCTAAACTTAGTCCCATCTGCAACAGTATAAGTTGTTGCACTGGCTCCAGATGTTGTTATTGTTTCAATATCATCTCGAATAGCCCAGGAATCAGTTATTGCAAGCGGATTACTTGTCTCTAAAAAGGCAATATCTCCATCAAGTGCACTCATTACAACATCTTGATCTGCATAATCTTCTGCTGTATAAAGAACTAAAGAACTGCCTGTCATTTTTCGTATACTCAATTTTTACCTCCTCTATGTAAAATTTAATTTTATTGCACTGCTAAACTCTATGTCATATCCATCAGCAAAAGCAGGTGTTGATAATCCGACATTATATGCACTAAATGCTTCATTGTTTATTGCTTCTGTTCTTAAATTGGTATCAATATTTGTTGATTTATATCTGGATTCTGCGGAATCAAATCTTGATGTATAGTAGGGTAAACCAGTATTTTTACCAGATATAACTAACTCTATTGCATTTACGGGCCATAAGCCTAAGTTAACTGTTCCCGTTGCACCTAGCGTGCCAAGGATGTTATTTTTATCACCATGCTTTGATGGGATAAGCAAAGAAAAGCCTTTTATGTCTGCATCAAGCTCAAATACAATATCTTTATCTACTTTATCACCTATTCCATCTAAGTATGAAATATACCAGTCATGAGTTCCATCATTTCCAAGGGATTCATTGTCTGCATTAACTATTCCGTTTCTTGAAACAATTACAGGCTCTGCTCCTGATCCTGTCAAAACAGTCCATAATATTCTAAATCTTTCAGTTCCTTGAAGCATATCCCGCCAGCCGATATTATCACCCTGATTAAAACTAACTTGTATATCATCAGTGCTTGGGGTTGGCTGCCACAGATTCATTGGTATTGTTTTATAATACTGCTTCTCAAACATTGACTGCATTATATCTGTTATATTCCCCATTGTTTGATTTAAAAATGGCATATCAACACTCACTCCAAGGCCTGCATTTATTGCCGGAACAATCACAAGGGATTCATATTCAGAATCAATATTGGTTTTAGATGTTGCAAAAAGAAAATTAGTAAATCTTAAGTAATCCGTATGGCTAGTTGTTGTTACTTGATACGTATAATGCGTCCACGCAATACTTAAAAGTATATTGTCATGTGCTTTAAAATTATCTATATATCCGGATCCATTATCTATAAGAGTTTTTGCTAATGTTGTCCCAGCGGAATCAACCACAACAACAGATGATAAGTTTACAGCATTTACATGAACTGGCGTTGCATCGCCTAATCTAACCCTAGCCTCTCTAATCACAATAACTGTAAAAACGGCTCCTGTGCCAGCATATGGGCAATGCATTAATATCCCTTGTTTTCCAAAATTATCGTACCCCTTCACTCGACCGGATGGGATGCATTGCTCTCTGTCTAATATTTTTCTTATTACATTTCTTGTATCTATTGCATTTAATCTTCTTCCTGCAACAACACTGTCTGTATTTTCAAAAGTTAAACCCATTTTTTCCCTTGCTTAAATAATTTTACTCTGATCTTGATATAATAGCTTTTTTTGCTTAGTTGTTGCATATGCCCATGTTGGATAGCCCATCCACACATAGTCAGCACCTGTAAAATTTGCCCCTGCATTTGTTTCTATTGTTGTAGAGCCCGGAAAAGACACTATTGTATAAATAATAGAGCTTGAAAACCCAAGAGAGTAAATATTTATCTTGTCTGCAATCTCAAAATATTGGTATGAATCCGTTGTATGGGTTGCTGTACTAATTGCATTTCCTGTTGTAAAAAGATCATCATTTAAATCCCTAGCCTGCTCTAAGTTTTTTGTACCAATAACCTGCTGCATCAAAACAGATGGCCCTATTTGATTAAACTGTGTTTTATCTAATATTAAAAACTTAACCTTATTATCTTCTTTTCCTAAACATAATAAAACTATATTATTTACAATATCATTACTGAAAAATACCACAAATTTTGCAAAATCCGTTATGTCAGCGGCATTATAGTAAACACCTGCTTCAAGTGTAGAGTTTGTCAAAACATCAACTTCAATAGTACCTAAAAAACCGCTAAACATTTCAATAAATTTATGGCCGATTAAGTCAACATTTGCTTCAGCTTCAGCCATTGAGGCGTTTTTGAAGTCTATTCCAGTAATATCAATTTCAGTTACTGACCCCTCAATTACACCGGAAACAGTACTTGCATTGTATGTTTTTGTTAAAGCTTCATTCTCCCCAAACTGACCATTTGCAAAAGCAGTATTGAGATACTCAACTTTAACTGTTGTTGCATTTCTGAAATATTCTGTTGTATATCCGCCACCATATCGTATTTGCCCATCTAAGGCTATATTTGTAGGTGTATTAAATATAGATAATTGAGTTAGTCCATGCACTGTGTATTGCCCATTATCAAAAGAGATAAATCCAAAAGTTGCCTGTAAAATTGTATTTAAAAAATCAGTTCCATTATATCTATATAAATGAGCATCCCCGCTTTCCCAGCCGTAACCATCCTCAGCCGTAAATTTTAGTGAAAGTATGGCACTTGAGATAATAGGATCAATCCTTCTTAAGTCCAATATACCGGCAAAGCCAAAGCTGTTTATATCTTCATCAACATGCTCCAATAAAGTGACTCCCCTATCAGAGCTTTTTATTTTAAAATCTCTATCTAATTTTTCTATTAAATCTGAAAAATGACAAACAACGCCAACACCGGAACTTGATAATTTAGCAATAAAAACTTTTCTGACTAAAGTTTCATCTTCATTATAAATATCTGCTTCTAAGCCTAAAGGGTTTTGCCTTGCATCTTGAACCGTCAATGGCTCATCTGTTGGAGTTGCCCACATATGAGGAGCTATTCTTGTGTCTTTTTCGCCTCTACTGCATGTCCAGTAATTATAATTACCGCCTGAATACCACGTAATAAGCCTGACTATTTCATCCTCTAAGTGTATATAATCGGTTGCACTCCAAGTTTGCACATCTATAAATAATCTAGAATTTGGAGTTGGTCCAGAATAATAATCAACCCCATCCATTGGCAAGGTCATTCTTTGCTGATTTGTAGGCTCTTTTTGCTTAAAAACATCTGGAATTACATTCCCTGCATCATCCGCTTCTACGAAATTTGCTTTAAATCCATCAGGATCATAACTGAAATCTTCTAAATTTATAACACTCATTGCAATATTATCATTTGTTTCAAAAAACAGAACAGTTTGATCAATATCTTTAAATTTAGCTTTATATCTCACTTAGTTGATTCTCCTTTAATAGATGCAAAGCTGCCTCATAAACATCAAAGCCCTCCCAGAGCCTTGTCATTTCAGAGCTTGAACCTGCTTTTATATTAAAATTTATATTTGCAGCTGGACCCCATGCAGTAGTTGTAAACCTAATTGTATAATTATTATTAAACTTTAAAAAAAGATCATAATCACTTTGTCTATCTTTATGTAGTTTATATTTATACTTAAACCCTCTTCTGATTCGATACGGAGTTGCATAATACCCATTATCACTAACCTCTTCTCTAAATGCTCTTTGATCCTTAAATAACTCAGGATCACCACCTGTAAACCCGCCAGACAGAGGAGGATCTGTTATTGTATTTGTTTCTGGTATTCTAAAAGCACCCCAATATAAAGAATAAACATCACCACCAACATCAAATATTTTTACAGCTGCTGGATCTTGCTCTATACTAAAACCTAACAATCTAGCAAGAACAGGGTTTAAGCTTGTATTTGGATCTATTTCTAACCATTCTATATCACCAAGCGTAACAGTAAAAACCGGGGTTTCTGCGGTTAAATACCCCATTGTAAAGCCTAGTCCGAAACTGGTTTCAAGAGTTGTTATTATTGTGCCTATTGCTTGAAGTGAAGAGCCAGGGAATGTATAAGATTGTGAGCCTGCACCTGTTGTATTTATTGTTACTTTTTCGCCTGAAACATCCCACAATGTAGTTAAATTGCCTAGTATAGCCATTAAGTTCTACCTCTTTTTTTATCTACTTTATTTGCTTTTTGTTGTTCTTTTAAGAAATCTCTTTCAGAAGGGTAAAAATAAGTTATCAGGTTTTGCTCCCTGCTTTCTTCTTGAACCCTTCCTCTGTCTGCTGCTGCTTCTGATTTTGCGGTATCTGCACCACCTCCACCACCTGGAGCTAAAGCAGCACCACTATAGCCCATTGCAAGACCTGCTGCAACTTCCGCAGCACCCCATCCAAAAACAGCTGGACCTGCCGGGTTAGCTAAAAGGGTCATTCCGCCACCAATGAACATGTTTTTAGTACCATCCGCAAATATTTGAGCACCTGCTTGCTGTAAAGCCAAGCCTGTTATTTCTGCCAAAGTAGCATCACTGTTACCTATAATCTTTTGAAAAACACCATTTGAAATTGATATCAATGCACCTGCTGCCATTTCAGCGGTTTTCATTCGCATATCTTCCATGCTTTTTTGATTATCTAGTCGTATTTTATCAGCTTCTTTTTGATTATCATACTCAATCTTATTCCATTCTTTTGTTAATTGGGCCTGTTCTTTTTGAACTTTTGCTATTTCTTTTGCAAGATCCTTTTCTGTTTGAAGCTTTTCTTTTGCAGATTCTTGTTGAAGTCTTAACTCTTCATCTAGTCTCGCTTTTTCTTTTGCAACTGTTTCCTGATCCTGCTTATCTTTAATTGCAAGATATTGGAGATCATATTTAATTTTAGTTAATTGCTCATTACTTTTTCCAGCAGTGATTATTTTTATTAAATTATCTTGCTGCTTGTCATAATCTTCTAATTCTTTTGCATTTTCAAACTTTCTTTTGCCTTCTGTTGCTTTATTTAAAGCTGTAATTTCTCTAATTAATCCGTCTTTAGTTGCTTTTGCTTGACTTATTGCATCTTCTTTTTGCTTTATACCTAATGCTTCCAGTGCTTTTGCTTTATCTTTTGTAGCTTGAATTTTTTCTTGATCATCTTTAGCGTTTAAGAACATTATCTCATTGTCCATTGCCCTAGATATTTCAAGCAATTTAGATCTTAGTAAAATCTCTTCTGATTTTGTTGCTGCGTTATTTACCTGCTCCAGTGTTTTATCATGTAGATCACCAAGCTCATCCAGAGTTCTTTTAGATAATGCCAAAGCCACAGCGGAAGCTTTTCCCATCTGTTTAGCAAATTGATGCTCTAAGGCTGGCAACTCACTAGTCATTTTTGCTATGTTTTCTTTTAATTCAGCCCTAAGCTTATCATTTAAATCAGAGGAGTGAACACGTTCAAGTCTTAATTTAGTAGCTGCAATTAAAGCTTTTTTATCCTGCAACTGGGTTCTGATACTGGCTGTTCTGTTATCATCCAGTGCACCAGTCCAGCTTCCTATAGCCTGAGTTAAATCTGTAATTCCTTTTCTAGCATCTAAGACTAATTTATTAAACTCTTCCTGCTTTTTAAGATAAGAATCTACTTTAACTGTATTTGTTTCTGTTGCTTCTGCTAAAGCATCCTGAGCCACTTTTACGCCATGCAAACGCTTTTCTTGATCAGTTAATTCACCTTCAAGTTTTCCCAGACTAGAAGCCAAAATAATCAATTCTTTATCCCAGTCAACCATGATGCCAAGAGAATTCAACATCTCAACATTACCTTCTGAAACAGCATCAATAACAACTGTCATGGCTTCTGTCCACTCTATGCCCATTCTTTGAGCTAAAATAAGGGATTGTTTTGATAGATTTGATATACTAACACCAGTTTCCACCATTCTAGAATTGACTAGTTTTCCAACAACAGTTAGGCTTTCCTGAGCAGATATTAATCCACCCGTTGCTTCAGTTATTTTATTAAAATCTTTTTCTATTGCTAAAAAAGCAGGAGAGTCTTGAAGCTGCTGGATCTGAACTTCCATATTTCTAATTTCAATATTAGCATCATGAAAACCACCAACAATATCTTTTAATGCACCAACAACTAAATCTTTTGTATCTTTTATTTTAGTAGAGTTTTGAAAAAAGCTAGACATTGCACCTTTTGCTTTTTTAATTGCGCCTACATTTTTATCAAAAGAATCAGCTATTTTTTCATTAGATTCAACAGTTTCTTTTTCTGTTTTATTTATTTTTTTGGTTATTTGATCAAACGCTTTTAGGACATCATCATTATCACCAGTAATTGTAATTTTACTTTCATTTTTGCCCACAAAGAACCTCTATTTATTGCGTTTTCTCATCTCTTCTAATTTCAAAGCATTGTATGTGTCACCTGTTTCTAGAATAAATCTTCTTAAAAATGGCTGCTCGGCCCAATCTACAAAAGATTTTTTTGCAAGGTTATAAATTCTATATATAAAAGAGAACTTATTGTAAAAATAAACCGGGCAACCATCTATATAAAAATAAGGATTACCATACATTCCAAAATCATGTCTAGCCGTTTCACTTCTTTCTTCAACAGGCAAATATCCACATCCTCGCATTGCTTGTGCTTTATTTTTTTTACAAGTTTTGCAATTTCGCTTCATTTGCCCACCCTCAAAGACCGCTACTATTTTTTTTTTAAGTTATATCGATAAATATTATATAATGGACCAGCCAGCCAGGCAGCAATAAAACTATCCAAATATGGCTCATCCTCAAAACCTAATAGATTTTTGCGCCCCCACTCGGCGATTTCTTTAATATGCTCACCAGGCATGCCGTTTGATATAATGCGTATTTGCTTTCTGCTAACATTATTCATAGTTAAAGCATTCTCGCCTTCTAATTTATTTTTAATATTCCACTCTTCAAGAACTTCATCAAATCCACAACCAATTCTACCCAATTCTAATTCTAAATCTAAATCTAAATCTTTTATAGTATAGAAAAGGGTTTCACCTATTATTATTTTAACATCTTTTTTTGTATCTCTTTTTTCGTTCGTTTCAGTCATCTTTTCACCTATTATAATTCTGGAAATACAAAAAGTGGGATATTGTTACTATCATGATTTACATCAACTGCCATATGTAAAGCATCAAAATCATTCAAGCTTGCACCTGCATTTACTGTGCTAAACCGAGCCAAAGGCGCATAAAAAGTGAAGTGAGGCTGACTATAAAACATGAATTGATTCGAATCACCTTCGTACTTTTTGCTAAATAAATCAATGTAGTCTCTATCAAAATCGGCCTCACCCTGCAAGCTTGGCTTTGTATACCATCCATTTATATTATTCACACCACCAATTAATTTATTTGGAATAAGTTCATGACTTAAAGCTAAAGTCAATGCTTGTGGAAATAAAGTCAAATTTGCTGGGGTTCCATTTGAAGCATCCCATAATCTGCCTATTTCAAAATCAAATATAATTGGGTTTCTTTGGGTTTCTGGATTTATTGTTCCTGTTCCTGTTACATCTACATATAAATTCCCCAAGGTATCTTGATTATCTGCAACTGCTGCTTGAACTTCAAAATTAATTAAAGCCTGACCTTCAGTTGTTATTTCAAAAGCTCCACTAATTCCACAACCTCTATAAACTTCACAAGAATCATCATCATATTCAATAACGAATGTAAATGATGTGTCCTGAATCGGTGCAGATGGACTTACAGTTCCGCATTGAACCATAACGGCACTATCACCTGCCTGCATATCAAGAAATTCCTGATCAGAAAAAGGATGTGCAAAAGTTACATCTGCGGTAGCGATACTTGCAACTAAATTTGCTGAAGTAGTAACAACCCTACTATCCACTGTTATTTCAACCTTAACAAACATTCCGGCAGTTATATTAGTAGATCCACCAGTTCCAACTAAAACTGTTTCAGATGAAAAAGCAGTAATTGTTTCATTTGCAATAGTTGGTGCAGTATAATCACCGATTGCTTTCTCTAATATATCAGTATGCTTTTCAATCAGAGAAGCATCTAGGTTTTTAGAGAAAGTAAAAGACCCGGTATTTCTTCCTGATGCTCTGGTTTCATTTAGCTTTCTATTCTTTTGCATATATAGAGTGCTTAACTGTTCACCTGATCGATCCTGAGTCAATTCAGCAGCCAGTATTTCCTGATATGTTCCGGAATTATCATAAACTTCTGCAAAAGTAGTCTCTTTTAAATAAATTATCTTTTTATATTCTTTTACATGAACAACCATTTAAGCCCCCTGTGGCAATCTAATTCTTAAAGTTAATTCTAAAATCTTTGTTTCTTTTATATATCTAAATGTATCAATATTAAATGCTCTTTTAAATTGCGTGTCAACTAATGTAGTCCATAATTTTTCATATTGATCAGTGCTTGCAAATTGTGCTTCAACATCAATAATCCAATCATTGTAATTTCCTAATGTGGTTTTTTTCCGCTCACTTACCTCAAAAGTTTCAACATTTAATGCACCATCAGTAATCCTTTTGAATCTTATCAGCTTAAATAATTCAATTAATTTATCAATAGTATAATTCATCTAAGCCCTTAAACCCCATGTAATTCCGCCACCTGAACCATCATCATCAGGATCTAAAACTACCTCTTTATCTTCAATTGTTTTTCCTTCGCTTAGCTTTAGCTTATTGTTTATGATTAATTTAAAATCTGTATAATCTTTCAGTGCACCCTCTTTATCATCACTTGCAACAGCAAAAGTTAATATCTTTAAAATAATTAGCTCTCTAACCTGATTTAAGTCAATAATCCTGTAGAATGTTGCATCGAAAGAGAAATCAGCTAAAACTGATTTTATGGCCTCTTCATTATATATTTCTAAAGAATCATTATTAAAATTTTTATATCTTGCTTTAATTGCAGAAACATCAACCTGAATATTGACAAAGGTGTCATTAATCAATAAAGCTTCATGATCTGCAAAAAAATATAAACCTTCTGGAATTGAACTAAATACAATACTATAATAATTTTTAGCTACTGTAACTGTTGAATCATCTACATTATTTAATCTTTCAGCTAATTCAATTTTGGTAGCAGATGCATATTTTACAACATTATCTCTAGATACACCATCAGATCCAGTTATTAATATGTCCTGCCCATTTTCATAAGTACCCGTAATGGTCAATATATATCCATCCACAACAGCAACACTTAATTCACTTACAGGACTAGTAGCAGTAAAAAGGCCAGCAGCCACTTCTTCACTTTGATAATCATATATTTTACCATCAAATACCTTTTTTCTAATAGTTCCACTTGTGCTTGCTATTATCATAAACCGACCTCAACTAAAAGATCTCCGATTTCTTTTTCCAGCTCATCAATCAATTCCTTTCCCCAATTAAAAACAGTCCAGTTTTTTCTTTTACTTATATTGATCATTTTTTTATTATTTTCTGCACCTTTTAGAAATACCTGAAAACCATCATCTACAATTTTAACAGATATGGACCTTATCATTTGTCCAGTAACTTTAAAGTCCACTGTAGTTGAAAGACCTTTTGATTCTCTCCATATTTCGGTAGAATTTGCGTAATCTTTTAAAGTTTTTCCATCCATATTTTTTGATTTTGCTATTAAACTTTTTAGTTTTTTCTCTATTTTTTTTGCAATATCTAGCCATTCTTTATCTTTTTTGATCTCTGCTAAAGACTTCTCCAAAGAACTAAAGTCTGTTTCTATTTTCAAATTAAACATCTAATACCAATAATAAAAAATATAAAAATGTGAGCACCCCGAAAGAGTACCCACACGGGAAAAAAGATCTAAGCGATTAATTGCCCAGCAGTTATGAAAATGCCATCAACACTACCGAAGATAACTCTTAAATAACCCATATTTACGGCAATAACAACATCTCCAGCACCATCAATTGTATCTCCAGAACTTGGATATACAGCTACAGTACAAGTTGTAGTTGTTGCAGTTAAACCTTTTACCAAGATTTCCTGACCAACATATTTAGCGTCCCAGGTTGGTAAACACACTATTGCAGAGCCAGTATTAGTGACTTCTAATACATCGGTTGTATTTGTAATTTGATATGTTTCTCCAGCACCCTGACTAATTGCCAAAGATTGTTTTTTAGGACCACCAGCCCATAATGCAGTTCTTACAGTCATAGTAACTCCTTATATAACAGCTTTTAAAATATCTTCTGGACTATCGCAAACCATAATTGATTCATCATCCATCCAGATTTTTAGAGAACCATTATCTGTAATTTTAATTCCAAAACTAACACCATTTGTAGGTCTTCCAAAAGCATCAACCATAGTTTTTCTATAAATTTGATGATTTTTGCCTAGTAAAACCCAATCAGCCGTACTTACAGTATCCCCGTAAACCCCAACACTTTTAACATTTTGCGTTTGCTCTAAAAGGGTGTCACCAGCTGTTCTATAAAGAGTGTTCACGGATTGAGCTGGAAGGTGAATCTCTTCAGCTAATGAGAAATTAGAAGCATGAAGAAGCATAAGAGGTGTAGAAATTGGAGAAGGGTTATTGTATCCATCTTTCTGATCAGATGCAAAAAGGTTTACAGCTAATTTATATTGAGCAGTTGTTAAAGCTGCACTAAATTCATTTGTATATGAAAAAGCTGTTGTTCTATTTGCTGCAATATCAACAGGAGCAAAACCATAAGGTGTTTGCCATGCTAAAGCAGATGTTTCAAGGTTTGTAAGTAAAAATCTAACCTGATTATTTCTAAACTGCTTACCTTTTCTGATTAACTTTCCAAACTCTTCTTTAATGCCATCTGTAAAAGCAAGAATTTGAGACTCAGTTAATATAGAATTATCTAATTGAAGCATAGCCTCTGTAATTCCAAAATTAACCCATCTTGATTTAGGGATAATAAAATCAATAGTGTATGGCTCAGGCATATCATAGGTATCCTTTAAATACGTTCTGTCTACATAATTTGCAGATCCAGCCGCATCATAATCACCATACTGATCTTTTTGGGTCATTTCATTGTCATCTAACCCGATTTTTCTAACAACCGTTCGCTCAAGCGTTGTCACAATTTTTTGCTCTGATAACACTTCTATCAGATCCTGTATTTCAGCCAAAAACAAAGAGTACTGCTGAAGCATTACACCCTCTAATAGCTGTTTAACCGATAATGTAACTGTCATAAATTACTCCTCATTATTGACACTCAACTAACTAACTTTCTTTTTCTTTATAAATTTAAGGGTTTCACCGTCTTTTTGCATCTCAATGGTTTCATCAAAATTCATTTCGCATATTTCAATTAATTCATAATATGAGATATCATCTGCAAAGCGTCTTAATTTTTGAAATACCGTAGATAATTTATCACCAAAATGCTCTATTATCTGATCTTTTAGCAATATGTAATCCCCTGTCATGAAAACAGGGTGTGTATTATGTACAAAACAAGCGTAATCCTCTAGCTCTTCTGCAACACTATGCGTAAAAGGTGGAAAAACTTTTTTATACTCCTCTGGCTCAACGATTCTTATCCAGTTAGGATCTTTTAAATACTTTTTAGGTATAGCTATTTTCCTATCTGGTCTATCTGGATCATATAATCTTTTTCTAAATGTAAGATTTCTAGGGCCTTTTCTTTTTGCTTGTAAATTCTTCATCTTGCCCCGCTTGCTTTTTTAGCCATCTTCTTTATTCTATCCTGAGCAGATGCAGTAGACTGAACAGATGTATCAACGCTTGTTTGATTCTGCTTTTTAATACCACCTTTTTTTCTAGCAACTTTTAAAACTGCATCAAGTGTATCCTTGCCCATATTATCAAGACTCATGCCTAACCCCTTAAAGAGTTCTTTTTCATCATCAGTAATGCTTTTTTTAATTTTGCTTAATTCTTTTTTAGCATCTCTTTTATCAAGAAAATCTGCCATTTCGTCAGAAGTCATACCGCGAGGTGGCTGCTTTTCTTTTTCATTGTTTGCTTTTTGCTGATCTTTTAAAAAATCTCTCTGATCACCACCCTTTAAAAGAGCTTTTAGATCATTAAACTGACCTTCCTGAACAACCTTGAATTCATTGAATTGATCAATTGTCATATAAGCAGTTTGGGATTCCCCCTCTGCTACATCAACACCTGTCTTTACTTCAACTACTTCTTCGCTTGCCTCTACTACTGGCACATCTGGCACCACACTTCCATCAATATTAAATTTTGGCATTTTCCCTACTCCTCATTAATGTTCTCATCATCATCTTTATTTAAATCATCATTAAGTAATCCATGCTCCAGCATCTTCTTTTTTGCCTGAACTTCATCTAATTGATGTACAAAAGCATAAGCCTGAATATCTGACCAATATTTAGAACCCTTCATTGCATCTGCATAAACTCTTACTTCTTCTTTAGTTGGTGCAACAGTTTTATCAAAAAAGACAATTCCACCATAGTTAAAAGATTTTTCAGTCATCTTTTCTACAATTTTCATAATCTCTTTCTCAAATATTTTAGCACCTAATTTATATTTATTTCTTTTTTCGTTTATATATTCAAGCTCAATCATCTTTGCAGTACCAGACTCAACTTTAGCACTTGGGATAACTGCATTTTTATCAACACCTAAGCTCAAAGCCCTTTGTGTCAATAATTTTTCATAACTTGTTAATGCCTGCTCAAGAACTTTTGCATCACCTAAGTCAACATAGAGTAATTTATCATTTAAACCTAGATTTAAAGCCTTTGTTGTTCTGCCTAAATCTGTTAGAACCCCTTTTAATTCCTCTTTAGACATTCCAGATTCAACAGCAATCTGACTTAAAAGTTTTGGCTCTAAATTATAGATACCCCAGCTTACAACTTTTATATAATTTTGCTCTAAATCAACAAGATCATTATAAACTGCTGTCTCAATTCTTTTGTAAGACCATTCTACAAAAGGCATCACATCAACTTCTATACCAGCATCAAGCCATTGCTCAGAATCATGAAAAACAATATCACTTCCATCACCAGTCAATACGCTTTCTAGAGTTTTTCCAGTCTTTTTATAAACACTAATACTTTTATCTTCATTTTCCGTATACCTTACTGTAACTAAATCTTCTTTTTGGTAGTACCAGCTTTTATTTTGCTTGTATGCATTAAAATAAACAGTAGAATCTAAAGCCTGAAAAGATATCTCATTATCATCTTCATCTTTATCTTTATCAAAGTAAACAAACATAGCAGCTTTTTTAAAAAGGTGAAAATAACTTTCTGCTTCACTTTCTGCATCTGTTAAGACATCTAAATCTATTATATCCTCTTGACCACTTATTTGTCTTGCAATTTTACCAGAAAAAAGACTTGCTTGTTGATCTATAAATGATGTGACAAATCGCATAGGCAGTGTTTCAATTTGCCCTATACTTTTATAAGCAGCAATTATGATTGCGCCTAACCTGGCTTTATCTATTGCCAAATAAGATTTTAATGCTATTTTTAATTGCTCATATTTTGGTAGATTTTTCAGCTCTTTGTTATTATCTGCCACTAATTCCCCTCAAATACGCTTTTATTATATATCGTAAAATTAAATATTGCAACTTTTTTGTGTAAATTCATAACATTACCCTATAAATCCTATTGTAGAGCCTGGAAAATATAAGTATTTTCCTAAAAATGAGGCAGCGTCTCCAGTGTGGGATTCTTCATTTTTATCTATTTTGCCATGTTTATATGCATAGCCTAGTAAATCCTGCTTAAGAGGCCCGCACTTATCATTTATCAATATTTCACTACCCTTAAATTTTGTCTTCATCCTGGCTCTAACTCTGTACATATAATTAGAATTCAGCCCATGAACCCTAATCCCGACATCCTTAAGCAAGGTGTACCAGTCATGCCCTGCTGTTGCTGCCTGAAAGCTTCCTGATTGATCACCAACAACAGCTATACCCAGGTAGCCAATTTTCTTAAAATATACAGCTATTTCAATCTCGCTCATCTCTGTTGTTTTTAATAAATCATGCAAGTACAACACCTCTCTTTTAGGATGCCAATAGCCAAATACAAAAGCCGTATTACTTTCACCGCCCCCAAAATCTGCCCCGACTACTTTTTTCCAGCCTCTTGTATCAAGATTGGTAACATAATTATGCTTTCCAATGGTGCCCCAAATAACACCGTGTCTCACTTTTGTAGGGTCTATATCAAGCTCTCTGGCAATAAGAACTTTATCATTATCAAGCTTGGCACACTCATTTTCATACCAATCACTGTTGCAAATCGGGTTATCCTGCCACCTTAATGTTATAAAGTCCCACCTAGGGCTTTGGTTCATCTTTATTTTATAAAATGGAAACTTCATTGATCTATATGTAGAATATAAAATAACCCTATTTACAGAACTTGCAAAAGAACCCATCAATGTATCAGCTAGATTCGGATATAGATCAAAAACAACCTCAACTTCATCACCTGCAAAAACATCACCAGCAAATCCAACACCAGTTTTTTTGCCTAAAACTTCACCATTTAATTGATTTGAGCCAATTGTTATTGTATGCTTTTGTGCATCTTCTGTTTTATAAAGCATTGTTTTATTATTCCAATACTTTTTCTCATCTCGCCAATCGTTCGGAATAAATAAAGATTTATCTAAACCCCATCTAACTCTTTCCATTGTTGAGTTTTTACCAACATCTAACTTGCCTTTATCTAAAGACTTTAAATCTACATGAGTAGTAAAAAGGATTTGCTTTTTACCAAATATCAATAACCATCTTAAATAATGAACAAGAATAACACTTGCACCCTGTCTTCTTGCTTTTTCAATGTGTACATGCTTTTTAGAATATTGCAGAACATGAATCAAATCTAATTGATGAGGGAATGGCATAAAAGGAAGCTCTGGACTTCCATCAACATCTTTATCAGCTCTATTTATATCATAACTAAAAGCATCAATTAATATAAAAAACAGAAAATCATTTTCAGCTAACTCTTTAACCTGCTCATAAAGTTTTTCATCTGCTAATATTTCAGCTCTAATCTCATTTCTTTCATGTAGATACTTTTTTGCATATTTAGTATATATAGAATTTATTTGAAATAAATCGTAATCCTCTTTTATGCTTTGCAGGTAATCCCACTTATTTAACCACCCCTTTAAATAATTATAAATTTCATATGCCCTGTTAGGTTCAATATAATCTATTTTATTTACTTTTTTTAATTTGGCGGCTTTTTTCATAGTTAAGGCTTGCTTGTGCCCTCAACAAACCTTCTTACTCTATCCCCTCTTCTTTTTCTTAGCCACATCAAGGCCTCATCAAGCTTTGTGATTGCAACTGCATTTTCACGACACCTGAACTCATCAACATTAAGCCCCTCAAGCATCATTTTGCCCACCGCAATAACATCATCAAGTTGACACCCATTAGTCCCGCTTTCACCAACTGGACCATCTTGAATTTTAAATTTTATTGTGTTTTCATCATTGTTAACTTCAATAAAGCAACTAATCTCATTTACATTGTCTAGTGTTTTAAACATCTTTTTTCTCCTCTCGAACTATTCCCTTTTTACGAAAAAACTCATTATTGTTTTTTTCTTCCTGAACATTTTCTTTTGCTTCTGCTCTATTTATCTTGCATACAGCCATATAATACTCTGGCAATAAACGGTCATCGCCCCAGAAGTTAAGCTCACCTTCTGCATCCCCTGGATGGTGCACCTTATTAAACTCTAGCATCCTTTTCTTCTCAGTGGGCCATCCAACAATTTTCCATATTTCCTTGAATGATATAATCAAAGCCTCTAGTTCAACTCTTTTATCAATCATATCATCGTACATGATGAAGTCATAATTATAGCCCTGCTCTGGCTCGGTTTCCCCCTTATCCATCAAAAGATCAATATCGTCCTGCACTTTTAATAATTCAGCTTTAAGCGCATTTAACATCTCATCATAATCAATTCTCATTTCATGCATCTTTCCTCCCTATTCTTCCAACTCTGGAACATCTTTATTAAGTAAATCATCCAAATTCTTCTTTCTTGTTGCCTCTGAAGCAGGTGTTTTCTTTGCATGCTCTTCTGTTTTAGCATCATCTTTAGTATTTCTAGACCAGTTATCAGGATCTAGATTAGTAAGTGCAAAAACCAAAGCTGTAACATTTGGAGCATAATATTTATCCTCTGTAAAACCCATAGCCAACTTAAACAGACTTTTTTCTAATTCAGAAACAAGAGTTATCTTACTCCTTTTTAACATGGCCAGAAAGGCTGGATACTTATTTTTATAACCCTTAAGTGTACTGTACCCTATATTTAGCATTTTGGCTATTTCCACCTCTGTTAAACCCTCTACGGTTCTCCAGTGCTCTATCTCTTTAAATCTTGGCTCAACATGACTTTCATACTTACCTTTTGGCACTAATCAACTCTTTTTATGCATCATAAGATAAAAATCATTCCAGGTTAACTTTTTATCTCTATATTCAAAACTTCCACTTCCAAACTTTCTAACTGGGGATGAATAAATAGGTTGAACTATAATTTTTCTCCTGTTTTTATAACTTTTCTTATAATTACTCATCTTACAGGCTCATATTCATAAGTCATATCAAAAATATCGGGCTTACATGGATAAAATTCACCTTTCACGCCCTTAATAATGTAGTCTCCGACTCTAGCCTGCATCATACCTTCAGGGGTTCTAATCCCTATTGTAAAATCATACTCAGTAGAGTCCGAATATCTGGCAGAATCCCCAGCAAAGTGAATGCACTCTTCAAGTGACTCCTTAGTATTCAATAACTGAATTGCCTCGATTACTACAGGTTTTTTTCTATATTTCTTAATACTCATCTTTAAGCCCCCTTATTCTTTTATAATGCTCGCATCATTTTTTATATCCACAAAAGACATATTCTCGATATCGATATCTGGATTTAATTCTACTATTTTATTATAGCAAATATTGCAACTTGTTATTGGAATAACTGGGCAAAGGGATGACTCCTCGATTACCAACTCCGTTCTACAAAAAAAGCACTCTGTTTTTATTGTTTGAATATAATCACTGCTTGTACCCATTTTCCCCTCTCTAAAAATACCTAATAATATAATTCTTTTTCTTTACCGCAAATCTAGAAACATTCACATATGAATAAGTTACAGCACTGTTTATAAGATCATACTTTAAGCTTATTGATTTATCTGCAAACTTATTCACCCAATAACTCCATGTAATAATCCCAGTCCCATAAAGGAGAAGGACAACTTTTTGTAGCCCCAGGCACTTCATTGTGTCCTATAATATGCTTTCTGTCAAGCGGGATTCCGAATTTATTAGCAAGTTCTTTAACTAATTTAGCTGATTTTGCATATTGCTCTTTTGTAAAAGATGTACTTATGCAGCCCTGTTCAATAACATATTTACCCTCATGTTCAATCCCAATTGATCTTGTATTATATGGTGTTGCATGCCAGGCAATATCTTTTAAGTTCACCATTTGAACTAATTCACCTTTTCCTGATATTACAAAATGAGCTGATACTTTTGAGTTAGGGTTCTTTAACCAGTTTATAGCTCCAGTAAAACTCCCTTGTGTAATGTGAATTACAATTCTATCAATTACCCTTCCAGGAGCAAAACTAGGTGATGGGATAAATCTTACACCGTGTTCCGCTTCCTCCTCTTCAATCCTTAACTTATTAAGCAAGTCCTGGTATTCATCTGCAATAATATTAAACTTTTCCCTGCTTTCCTGCATATGTTTTATTACTTTTTCTAATTCTTTTTTTTCTGATTCATTCATTGGCTTCCCCTGTTAAAATTAAACCTGCTAAAATTAAACCTGCTAAAATTAAAAGGAGCAGAAGCAACTCCACCCCCATTTTAACAGACTTCTAGGTTATCATATTTTTTATTGATTTGTCAAATGATGGGATCAACACCTGGCTTTGCTGCACTTATTTTCACTAAATAATCCCACATTGACTCCAGGATCACAAAAGAATTGTCTTCAAAAACAAGAATCATGTCCTCATCAAAAAAGCCATCTTGAATGCTGGTAACACCAGCAATTGTTTTACCTACTAATTCTTTTTCATCAATTATTTGCTTCATTTTATTTCCCCTCAAATATAGATATCTTATTGGATGTTTCATATGCATCCATGAATGTTGTATTATTTAGCCCTGTAAAATAATATTCTTTTATTATTCTTAAAGGCACTTTTTCACCTAAATACTCCTCATATTCTTTTATAAAATCCTCATATTTCATTGAATTATAAAGATTTCTTAACTCAATTGCTGCTTTTAATTCTTTTATTTTATTCATTCTCTAACTCCTTTACTCTGCGCACCACTGCCTTAGTAAGCTCCATTCTTGCATGATCAAGTTCATCCATGGCATCTTCATCGGATATGAAAGCATTTTTATAAATCTCTCTATCGCTTTTCTTGAAAAAAGACTTAATATATCTATCATTACTTTTAGTTATTTCTTCAAAGTACTTTTTAATTACTTGCTTCATCCCTTGACATCTCCTATAAAAAACCATATAATACCGCTTCAAATCAAAAAATATAGATATTAAGCAGTTCTGAACCTCTCAGCTGAGAACTGCTATTAATCTATTGCAATTACTCATCCTCTATCTCTCTGTCCAGCTCACCCCAGCAATCTTGGCACATTAGCAAGTCATACCCCGTTAAGTCCCTAGATGTTTCACACCCAATGCACAACCCCTGATTATAGACCCTTTCCATCCACTCCTCATATGTTTCATCATCTTTTGCGCCATACTTACTCACCCTATCCCTCCCTGCTATAAACATTCTTAATATGCGCTAAATCATTCATAATATCCCTTAAATGCATCAAGCTGCCAGCCATCACATCAGCCAGAGCATAAGTTGCGGATAATTCAACCAACTTTCTTTCATAAAGCATTTTGCCCTTTTCTGTCAAGGTTTCCATTATTTGATCATGATCGTTATTCATTTAATTAACCCCTCCAAATCATCAAAATGAATCCACTCGCATTCAATCATCCCCTCAACATCATATTTACTGTACACATCTAGCTTTTTTATCTTATCAAGCTTTTTCTGTAGAATTAATTTATCATTATTTAATTTCTCAATCTTCTCTAACTGCAATAACCCTGCCTCAAATAGTGCAGTATTATGCTTATCCATGCCAGTAATTGTATTTTCAAGTGCTTTAATCTCCATGCCTTTTTCAATAAGACTATTAATAAAGTGATGTCTAGAATAGAAAAACATTAATACTTTTTTTATAAATTTAATCATCTTTTTTCTCCTTTTTAAATTCTGCATTCTCTCTTCTTAATCTCTCATTTTCAGAGATAATATCTTTAATCTCTTCTAATAATTCATTCAACATCTTTTTTCTCCATAATTATCTTAGCATTTAAAAAAGCCCTATCTGTTTTTGCAAGATCCAGAGCTATTATAGCCGAACTCCTATTCTTAAATCTTTTTGCATACTCTTTTTTTAATGTTCTTGTATAAAAAAATCTTGAGATACCACTAATCCAAACATTTTCTTCTAATTCAACTACCCACATCCTAATCCTTTATTTCAGCAGAATAATAAAATGACACCTCAGTCGTAAAGATAAATGTTTTATCACAACTACAACATTCAGTTTCATGCTCAACATTCTCCATTTGGCAATCCTCAACATGATCAACATCTTGCTTAAACCCACAGTAAGGACATTCTAGATCATACATCTTAAACCCCCTCTTTTATAAACACTGTGCCGAATATTTCAAGCTGTGCTGTGTCTTTGAAAGAATCGTGACTCATTGCAAGCTGCTTTTGCTCAGCCCTCACCTTGCCCGATATTTGCAAAGTCTTGCTTGCATTATCTACCGTATAAGTTCTCTTTAAGCTGTTTTCTCCAAACTTACCCTCTAATCTTTCTATTTTATCAATAGATCCATTTTTAATTCCATCTACAACAGATCTATACATACCCAAAAACTGAGGCTCAAACCTGGTAAAAGCCTGCTGATTAACTCTTTTAAATCCCTCCTCACTTAATATTAAATCATCCTGAATTCGCTTAACGCCTCCCAGTTGCTTAATTACAGTGGCTAAAAAAGGCTCACCATCGAAGGCAATTGCATGATGCGAAGACATATCAGGCAGCATAGACATAAGCAGCTCTAAGGCAATATTTGCAGGATTTCCACCTAGAATAACATCAATAAAATCGTTATAATTTGGATATTTAGAATACTTTTGACCATCCCAACCCCTTTTTAAAAGAGCAATTGCCATTTTATTAATATCATCTCTTATAAGTTTTTTGTTTTCACCCCCAATATTCTTTTGTGTAAAAATATCTATAATAGTATTTGCATGTAGCTCTACACCTTCTTTCAAATACCTTTCAGTTGGTATAAAGTTATTATGCGGAATAATTTTAAAACCCGACTTAATGCCCATTTTCACAAGAACCCTAATGATATACTCCATATTTGCAGGCGTATTTGATAAATCCAATTCTTCTTTAGTTTTCATTTTTAAGCCTCCTGCATATCTCTTCGAATCCATCAAAAACAACTTTTAACCAGTATTTAATCTCTGTCTCAAAAACAATATCTTCATGATCATTCGGGTAATTATAATAAGCATATGCCTCATAGTCGACCTGCTCGCCATTCCCAGCTATTTCCAAGCAAGTGTTTAAATACTCAATGTAATCATCATCATACCCCTCCTCTTCTGCCTCAGCAAGTGTCTCCCTCAGTGCTTTGCATGTTTCTTTGTAGCTAAACTCTGTTCCTTTCTGGGTAGATGCAATTGAAAGCTTTTCAAGCCAATAGCCATCACTGACAAATCCGTCACCATCGGCAGATGGGTGAAACTCTCTACAAAAAATCCAATTTCCATAATCACCTGTTACTGCCATTATCCCATTTGTGTTTATAAATTTTATACTATCCTGCCCTGTATTTGGCTTTTTAAGATAATGAACCATTATCTCATCTGTTTTTGTCACAATAACTTCATGTTTACTAAAATCTAATCCACTTCTTTTACCTTTCATTTTTAGACTCCTTCATTTTTAAATATTCTTTTTTAAGATGATCATCAAATGCAAATTCGTGTGTAAATACCGGCCTGCATAAGACTTTTTCAATAGCCTTGTGAAAACGTGAAAACTCCACGCATAACTTATCTTGAAATAATTGGAATTCAACTATTTTATCATCATCCCACTCCTTCCATTCTCCACCATTAAAAAAGTCTATTGCTTCTTCTCTTGTTAATTCCCTTTTTAAATCCATATCTCCTCCCCTTCATTTTCATCTTCATAATTAAAAGCCTTATTGCCTTCATAGTTAATAAATAAATACTCTTTAAACATATCCTCACCTCTATTGAAAAATGTCTGTGGCTCTACCGGATACCTGCCAGCTCTTTCTCTCTCAGCCTTATAGTTATCAATTGCTGCTATTATATCACTTTTAGAATATTCAGCTAATACAGGCTGAACTTTCCTTTTCTGAAAGGTTTTTATAGAAGCTAAAGAATTTATAGTTTTAGATTTTTTTCCCGGGGTAATTTTATTTTTATAATAATTATAAATATATTCAGCATCAATTAAAAGATCATTTTTAGTATTGATAACAATAGCGGCTTTAGCCTTCTTAGTATTATTATTAATATTTACTTCTTCTTTATTTACTTCTTCAATACTTAATTTATTAATATTTAATTCATCTATATTTAATAGATGCGGGTTTACCGTATCGGTTAAACCGTCACGGTTTATCCGGCCCGGTTTATCCGTCACGGTTAGACCGTCCTGGTTTCCCGTCCTGGTTTCCCGTCCGGATAATCCGTCTAGTGGAGCGTGAGACACTGTATATTGCACATTAAACAACCCCTTTACTCTAGTCTTGATTTTCTCCACGTAACCGGCTTTTACTAATTGGTCCATAGCTGAAGCAATAGAATCCCTACCATCTTTAAAGTGAGATTGAAGCTCATTCTGATATACTTGCCAATCTTCTGGAAGTGTTAAAAGATAAGCAAGAAGCCCTTTTGCCTTTAGGGATAACTTTTTATCTCTTAAAAAGATATTACTCATAATAGTAAAGTCTTTTACCCCCTTATTGCCTATTTTAATAATAGCCATTTTTACACCTCAAATATCGCAGATTCAATAACATGAATCTCTTGCTCGTCAGCATCATTCATGCTATCAAAAAGCGCATCAAAAACCTCTTCATCTTCACCATAACTCTGCAGTTCCTGAATCTTTTTAAATTCATCATCTGTTAATTCAACTTCTTTTTCAAGAACAACGTTGGCTTTTATTTGGATATTGTATGTTTTTTTATCACTCATTTTTTCTCCTTGTATCCAGTGCATTCATTGCCACTCATTACGGGATATTCATGATCACACATATGACTCCTAGTGTCCCTTGTATCACCGCGTGGGCTTACAGTGAAACCTCTCATGATATAATGATGTAAGCATCTTTTGCAAATCTTATGTTCAGATATCTGTATCATTTTGCCTCCTTTTGTTTTCCAAGGGCTCTAGCTAACTTAAAAACTGTCGCAACCACAACTAGCCATGGAGCAATTATCAAGACCAGTGCATCACCAGCATCAAGCTCTTCTGCTTTTGGGTTAACGTAATGCGCAAAAGTCACCAATGTAATTATTAATATCCAGCATACGGGATACATTATAAATAATATTGTGCTCATTTTGCCTCCTGTGCTTGAAGTAATTTAATTGCTCTAATTAAAAGTTTTGATTTTGGGATGTCTGTCTCTTTTGATTTTTTGGTAAGCCAATTGTTTAGGTCTACAGGTAAATTATGTGATACTCTAATATTTTTCATCTTATCCCCCTATAGTTTAGCAAGTACTTTTTCGGCAGCATTATCACCATTGTCACGATTATACAGCCATGTATCCAGCTCATTCCCGCTTAGATCTATCTTCATAACTCGGCCCTTTAGGTAATCAAAATACACCTGGCCAGAGTCTAATAATTCTTGAGCCTCCTGTGTTGTCATTCCTTCCGAAGTAAATTGCATGAAGCCCATTCCTAGTGGCTTAGAGTTATTGTAAAGGGTTGCTAAAACTTCTGCTTTGTTCATGTTTGAAATATTCATAATGATCTCCAAGTATGCAAAGAAAATCCTTTGCTATTCATAATATAGCATAAAGTTATGCCTTTGTCAATACTTTATCATCTTTTTTATTTATTTTTCTTATGGGTAAATTATTCGATTTTTTACTCGTATTTTGAGATTATGGGTAAATTATGGGGTTTCTTACTCGTAGTTGCAGACTCATTCCGCTCTAGTTTTTCCAGCAATTCCGCTGCTTCGAAAGTATTTG